ACCGTAGCCATTGGTGCTAAACAGCGTAGGTGACCCGTAGGTGGGTATTTGCGCCTGCGATTGCATCGGCAGGAGCGCTACAAGGATGGTGGCCAAGGCCACCGCGAGAATTGAGATTCGATATTTCGTTTTTGCTGCTTTCTTTCTTTGTTAAACGGTTGGTTGCTTGCGTCGTGTGTGACTCTGTTGGTTCAGGGACGGCCTATTCGCCGGACTCGCCCGCGGCACTGGGAATGCGGATCGCGAGGTTGCTGCGCTCGGTGTCAAAATAGGCGAGCTCCAGCCGGGCAACGCCTTTTGGGAACCGGTGATGGCGCTTCGCCTTGCTGAACATCTCCGCCTGCTTCGCCTCCGGGACTTCCGGGCCGCAGATGATCTTCGGCGTACTACGGCCGCGCTCGTCGGCAAACCCGACCAGGATCGATTTCATTGTTTATAGAAGCCGGTTAGTCACTCCCCGGCATTGGTGGGGCGTTGGTGGTCGAATGCTTACGCGCTCTTAACGATTGCGCCCGCGGACGTATCCACGGCGGCGGCGCCGAGCACGAGGTCGTAACTCGCACGCATGGTGCGAGCGTTTGCATCCATCCACAAATAAGTGGCGATCGCGATATCAGGACCGGCGAGCATGGCCTGGCCAGTCTGGATGACGTTGCCCGGGATTCCCTCAACGGGATTCAGCGGGAGGCCGGCGATGACGCCGATGGCCTGCGGATTACAGGCAAACCCGCGCACATTGGCCGCGGCGCCAGACCATTCGGTCAGCAGCGCGATGAGATCCCAGCCAAACGCCTTCCAGGCGCCTTCCATGCCGCCCACGATGCCGGCCGCTTGGAAGAACCCAGGCGTGTTGGCGATGCGAGCGATGTATTCGCCGTCCAGAATCACATTCTTGATCCCGGATTTCTTGAGGGCGCCTTGCAGCGTCGCCAGATCCGAGAAGCCGAAGGCCTCGGGAGCCGAAACAAGCGGCAGAATGGCACCGGTAGTGCCGGCAAGCGTGCCGAAGTTCCCGATGGTGATCGGTGCGGTCACAACCTGGGCGATCTTGCTCTTGAGCGAGCCGAGCTTGGCTTCGATCAGGTCCGCCATCCGAATGCCGCTGTTAAGCTGTGCATTCGTCAGGTGCATCGTTTGGGTGTATTGATGGACCGCAATCGTCGGCCCGGTCAGCGTGCTGTCGCCGCCCGTGCTGAAATCCGTCGCATCGGTGAGCGTGTCGCTGCCGTCCTGCACGGTCGTGTTGAACTTCTGGACGCCGGTCGCCAGAGGTTTGAACGGATCCACCGAGTTGTCCCGGCTGAATGCTCGAAGCGCGGCCACCTGCGGCCCGAGCTTGGTGATGGCGCCGACGATCAGGAAATTGGTGGTGATCCCGGCGGCGAAGGTGTTTTCGTTGCGGACCCCGGCCTTCCGATCGCGGCCAAAGGCATCGGCGACGATGCGGTGATAATCCTGCTTCAGGGCTTCGTAGCGCGCTGCCGGCGTCTTGTGTTCCTTCCACAGGTTGACGACCATCTCGGTGGCACGCCCCTGATAGCCATCCAACACAGGGCTGTTGCCGCCTTCCACGCGGTTGAACCCGACAGGCTCGCCCCCGACTTCGGCCACGGGCCGCGCGGACAGGATAGCGAGCGTTCCCTCTTCGTCCTTGATGGCGGCTTCGACGAACAGGGCCACTTCGGCCTTGGTGATCTGGAACGTCTCGATGTAGGCCGAGACCTTGTCCGTAATCCTCTTACGGTTCTGCGCGAGGAGCTGGAGCCGGATGTCGATGATGTCGGCATTCGTTTTAGTCGCGGCTGCCCCGACAGCCGGATTGGCTGCGGCGGTTGGGATGCTGTCCAGTTTGGTCTGGAGCTGCTCTTCGGTCTCGGTTTCGGTGGCTTCAATGCCGTGCTTCTTCAGCAGGGCAACGATTGTTTTCTTATTCATTATGTCAGTCTGTGTTGCGTTTTTTGGTTGCCCGCCGTTGTGCGCGGCGGAAATTGAAATCGGCGCTGCAGCTTGGATGCAGTTGAGAATTGCGGCCGGCACCTTGCAGCGATCGAGGAAGGCTTGCGCCAGCGGCCGATACGTGGCGGCGTCCATGACCTCTTCTTCATCCCCCTCATCAGCAAGTCCGAAAGCGACGGCCTCGGAACCCTTGATCCAGGTCACCGCCTCCATCGCCGAGCGGATCTCCGCCTTGCTCTTGCCGGTCTCGGCGGCGTAGATGTCCACGAGCGTCTCGTCGTGAGCATCGAGCATCTTGGCCGCCTGGCGCATGTCGTCGGCGTTGCCCTGGCTCCAGGACGACGCCTTGTGCATCATCCAAATGGCAGACCGCGGGCTGATAACCTTGCCGGCTGCGAGCGGGAAAACGGAAGCAATTGACATCGCGTAGCCGGTGATTCGGCAGGTGATTTGCTCGCTCCGCTCCTTGATGGCGTTATAGATTCCGAGCCCTTCCTGGACGCTGCCGCCTTCGGAATTGATATTGAGGTTGATGGGTTTTCCGACGGGGACTTGTTTGAGTGCATCACGGAATTCCATTTCGGTGATTCCACCATCGGACCAAGGGCTAGATCCAACAGAGCCTATCAGTTCGATGGTAAATGGATCACCTCCATCATTGAGCACGGTTAGACAGGCGTTTTCGCGCTCAACTTTGAATTTCTCTATCTCCTCGCGCTCCTTGCGTGATGTTTGGGCAATGCGGTGCTCTCGCTGCTTCACACGATGCTCGGCAGCCTTTTGCTCATGCTCACCAGCTTTCTTTGTATCACCATCTTTGCGAGCTTGTTCAGCGGCTTTGTCGTGTTCTTCTACGGCCTCTTTGTGGGCTTTCTTCGCGTCTCGATGATCTTTGCTGGTATTGGATTCTTCAGCTTTCTTCGTCGCCGCATCAGCTTTTTGGGTGGCGGCGCCGGCAGACTCTGCAAATCTTCCTTGCTCGTCGTGATTCGGATTCTCTCCCCGGATTACTGGCTGGTCTAGGATCATGCGGCGATCGCCCCTTCGGTAATTGGCTCGGGTTTTTCCTCTTCGGCGGGCTTCCCAGTAACCTGCTGCACCATCAAGGATGAAATCTGCGACGGCTGGCAATGGAACTCGGCAGCCAGGTCATTGATGAACGCCGCGGCCTCGGCGATCTGCCGGAGCTGCACACGCCAATCTTCATTGCGATCGGCGTAGGTGTCCTGAATCGTCCGGATCCCCAGGCGCAGCTCAGTTTCGACGTTTTTGGCGGTGTAGCCGATATCAACGTTGGGCGCGCGCGGCGGCCGGATGACGCAGCCCAGTGGGTTTGCCGGCGCTTTGCCGTCCATACCGCGGTCATACTTCACCGCCCAGCCGGTCTGCCACTCGTAGGTTTCCACGACGATGGTCTTGATGATTTCGAAGTCGCTCCGGAAGGCGCTGGTGCAAACATCGAGATCCGCGCGGGTTACGGTTCCCTGCAACGAGAAGGGAAAAACCAGGAGTTTAGGGACGTTATACCCCGCGCAGATCTCGGAAATGATGTGCTGCCAATAATCCTGCTGTGCGATCGTCGGCCGCTCGATCTGGAAATTCTTGATGTCTGACCCGATGGGGATGGCGTATTCCTCCGCCCCGATCGTGACGTCGTAGAATTCCCCGTAATTCTTGTTGGTGAGGGCGCCGCCCGACGCCGGCTGAGTCTGCAGCTTCATTCCCGCGCGCCGTGAGGTGAGCGTGTCAAACTCACCGGATGGATTCTTGTGCACGTTGGCGATCTTCCCCGCCAACTTGCTGGCCGACATCTCGAGGATGTGCAGGTCCGTGTAATCGATGACCTTGTTGATCACCGAGAACGCTTCCGGCAGCCCTACCATCATTCCCGGCCGCAGCGCGCGATACTTATGGATGATCTCGCTGGCCGGGATCTCCGCGAAGGCGTTCAGGTCGAACTCGTCCCGGATGAAATAGCTGGCCGGCTTGCCCGTGACGACCTCGCGCGTGGTGATCTTGCCGTTGACCCGGACTTGCACCTTGATGGTCGTCAGCTTAACGCCCTGGATGATCGTCTTGCCCTCTTGCGATGCCATGGACGGCGGGGTCTGCAGGCGGAGGAAATCAATCGTCTGGATCTTGGGCCGTCCCTGTTCATCGTGCGTTTTCTGCATGATGACGTTGCCCACGTCGAACAGCATGCCCTCCCATTGCAGTGTCAGCTCTCCCAGGGAGAGGTTGCTGCCCAGCTCGGGAGCCTTTGCCCAGTCTTCCCACCTGGCCGCCCTGGACTCATTCCACGCCTCGAGCGTCTTGGCGTCCATGTCCGGATCGCTGGCATTGGGAATCACGCGCAGTCCCGCGACGCCCACGGCGAACTGCAGCTTGAGGTTCCGGATCTTCTGGATGATCGGCGTGTTCTCGACCAGGTCCAAATGCTTGCGGCAAGTTTCCCGGACGGCGCCGAAGTCAATTTCGAACCGCGCGTCCTGATAAGTGGTCTGCAGCCAGCGCCGAACGCCCCACTGTTGGTAAGCAGATTCGAGTCGAGCCGAAACCTTGCCCCAAAGCCGGCCGATAGCTCCTAATGTCTTGCGGAAGAAGTTCATACCCCGGTTAGCTGCCCGGTCTGCGGGAAACCCAGCAGCGTGAAGTCACTGCTCCGGCGGTTGACGGTCTGCAGCCGGTCATCGGCTTTCATGGCCTCAAAGATCGCGCGCGATGATTTCTCCGAGCCGTCATCGAGGCACCCGGGGCCATTCGCGAGGGCGTTATCGAGGATATCAAAGAACTCTTCCGAGACTCCAAAGACATTGTCCTGGGTGTACTCCTTGCCCTGCATGCCGATTTCAAAGGAAGCGCTCTGGCCGTTGCCCGAGGTATTCATGATCACCCTGCCCTGCTTGAAGCTGGGCGAGTAAATGGCCTGCTGAAACGCCAGCAAGGCCTCGCGCACCTTCAGCTTGCCCGCAATGCCTCCCTCAACAATCTGGCGGAGGATGCCGCGCTTCTTGACTGCCTGAATGTAGATCATCGAAACAAAAGTGGGCCGCCGGTTATCGGCGGCCCGGTCCCCGATGAACTTCAGTCACATACGATCGGACTTGTTGCACAGCCTCCGTTCTACCGCAGTCCCCGTGCTAAGCGTGAGTGGTAGTTGTGGTGAGTTGTGGCGACTTGCGGTAGTTGCGGCGACTTGCGGCAAAAAAAACGCTCTAGGATTCGATTACAGCCCTCCAAACGCCCCCACCCTGGCTAGATGGTGGGGTCAAAAACGGAACACGTGTTCCGCTTAGCCATCAATTAAATGGGGGCCAGCCCCTCTGCAAAGCAACAGCGCGATCGCTGGCGGTCAGCAGGCGACGGATCTTGCCCGCGACGGCTGCTATTTCCCGGTCGTGGATTTGGCTGTTCAGATGCAGGCTGGAGTTGGAACGGTTGCGGGCCAGGGCGCGAGTGAGATGGGTTTTGAGCGTGCTCAGTGAAATGTGCAACTCGCTCGCGATCTCCTTATGGCATAGTCCCTGGGCCTGAAGCCGGACGATCTGCCGCTGCCGTGGTGTTAGCTTTTCCACGGGGAGGAATCATACATAACCGGAGCCGCCTCGACAAAGAGCTTCGCAATCAGCTCCGATCGGGTTTGCACCGGATGCGATGGTGGGGGGAAACAGCCGCGTTACCAGGGTTGCGGAAAGGTCCGGTCCTCCAGGATCCCGGACCATATCGTATGTGCGGGAAGGAGGCTATCTCAATGGGTGGGAATTACAAATGGGGTAATCACCCTAGGCCAGACGGCGGACAGCAAAGGCGGAACATGTGTTCTCCTTTGCCCCCACAACTTTAGACTTTCGCCTCCAGACCTTAGGTGGTAGTCTCTCCCCGGACAGCACCGCGGAATGGCCGCTCCCGCTCCGGTCAATAGAGCCTCCGCAACCTCTGACCAGTCACGCGCATGGCGGCCAAACGGGGAGGACCCACCCTCCCCGTCCCTTTTTCCTCAAATTCGAGTTTTCTCAAGCCGGCGGCCGCAGCCGATTGTAATAGCAGAGCACCTGGCTGGTAAAACCGAAGGCCTCCGGTGCGCGCTGGTAAATGGCATCCGCGAAGGCCCCGTCGCAACTGTAGCGCAGTGGAAACCGGTCGCCGGCTATGATCTCGCGGTGAAATGCATATTGAGCCCCGTCGATCTGGTTCTCCCGGACCATACCGGGATGCGCCTGGCGCACCCAGGGCGGAGGGCCCCAGAGCGCCTGGCTGAATACCCAGGCGCGTTTTTCGGGCTGTTGCCGCAGCAGCTCGGCCAGGCCGGCAAAAAAGTCGGGATGCACCAGGTTGTCGTCGTCCAGGAACCAGGTCCAACCCTCCCGGAGTTCATCGAGGAAAGAGTTGACCCCGCGCGGGTGTGGCGCGGGCCCTGGAGGCAGGGTACTCGTTTGGACACCGATTCCCCGGGCCATAACAGCGTTAAAGGCGAGACATATTGCTATGTCCGGGAAGTTCGCGAGCGCCGGATCGAACAGTATCCGCCAGCGCAGATCGAAATGCTCTTTCCCCGGGGCGAGACTCACGGCCAGCTTGGGGAGGTTCTGCGGGCGCGAGCAGACTGTCAGGATCGTGAGGGGTTGTGGGGACATAGGTCAGACAGCTTTTTGCACCTGGCGGCTTTCGACGCCCGTCAGCTTCGGTTCTACGAAAAACGTCTCGTCCTGCTTCACTTGCAGCCCCACCCGCTTGAGCTCATTTGCGTATGCGGTTTTGTCCGGCGCCGCCGCGGCCGCCGCCAGGACGCCTTCCTTGTCTAGCTCGTCTTTCGACCGGACGAAACCCTTCCATCCGGCTGCCGACTTGACCAGGTCGAGCACCTTATCCCAGTTGAACGCCCGCGACAGGACCGCCAGCTTCGGGGTACCCGTCCGGAAGCCGAGGCTGCCGCTCAGCATCTCGATGGATTTGCGCCCCTTGGTAAATGCATCCGGGTTAGACTCTGCCCAGGCTCGCAACGCATCGGTACGATCCTTGAGGACCTCCCCGCACTCAGCCAGGTCCACCTCGTACTTGGAATTGATGGCGAGGACCTCATCATCTCGCAGCGCGAGGAAGTTCCTCTGCGCATTGGCCGCGGTGGCCAGCTCGTTCATTACGCTCTCCGCCTCTTCGCGGCTCTTGATCATGGGCAGCTTCACTTTGATTCGCATGGTTGTCATAGTTTGATTTTTAAACGGCCATCACTGCTTACAGGTTCTTACCTCCCCGGCGCTGGCGGAGTATCTGCCGGCGGTTCATCTAAATAGCGCCCGAAGTTCAGGTCCAAGACGGGAACGGGCGCTTGACAGGAAACGCTCAGACGAAAGACCCGGCTCGCCTGGTCTGGGTTCAAACTCCATGCCATCCCCGCATCCTCCCATTGGCCACTGGAGACCGATGAGGTGCTCTGCACCGTCAGAATCACCAGCGGACGCATCCCCGGTGGTTGTGGCGGAGCTGGTATGGTGCAGGAGACCTCCGTGGAGAAATCGCTCTCCAGCCCGAAGGTATCGACCGCGGTGGCGGCGAAGTAGTAAATCGCTCCTCGAACGAGATTCGAGATAGTAAGCGTGGTGCTGGTACCCGCCGAAACCACATTGGTGTACTCTCGGCTCCCGACCCCGTAATAAATATTGTACCGGGCAATGACGTTCGTGCCGGGGCTTGGGTCCCATGCCACCGTCACTGTGCCCAGCAGCGGATTGTTCGGCGCCAGGAACGCCTGGGCCAGCGCTGGCAGGCAAAAGGCGAAAAGCAGAAGGCAGGAATAGATCAATCGTTTCATGTGTTTTCGTTCAATGTTTCGCATGGCTCACTCCACGAATCCCTGCGCCCGCAGGATCCTCATCAATGGGGCAGTGCGGTAGCGGACGCAGCGCCGGTTTAGGTCCCGCCGCACATCTCGGATCCCCCAGCGCCGTTCGTTCCGGCGCACCTGGTCAACGGAAACACCCAACAGAGTTGCGAGGGCCTTGCGTGTGGTGAGGTTCATCTATTTGCTTTTGTCGGGAGCGATGCCCAGCGCCGCCAGCCGTTCGCCCAGGAGCCCGAGCCAGTCCTTCAGGAAGTCTGAATAGGCCCGGCACATGAGTAGATGGTCGTTGCGCGATCGCTGCTTGAACCCCTCAACACCATCGTCCTGATTCTTTGGCCGATGCCCCGGCAGATATTCCCAGGACTCGTTCTGCTTCTTGAACTGCTCAGACACGTCGGCTGGGATCTCGACCGAGATGTATTGGTCCGGTGTCGCCTGGGGATTCTGGGCGAGCACATTGGCCCGCATGTTGCGGATGAAAAAATGGTTTGAGAGCGTGCCGGCTTTGTTGAGAGAAACCACCATCGGTTCCTCGGGATTTGGCAGCGTAACCACTTTGCCCGTCTTCCGGTCCCGGCGGGTCAGGGGCTCAAACACCGGTGGCGTATTCAGCTCCAGGTGAATGGGCTTCCCTTTCGAGTAGAACCGGCGAACCCCGTCCTCATGCAGAAACGACCCGACGCGCGAAAGCTGCAGGTTGATCGCATTCATCCCGTTCTGATAACAGAGCTGCAGAATAGCCTTGGTGTTTTTGGAGCAATCGATCCATGTGGCGGACCGCGGCACCTGGTGCGCGTCCAGTTCGGCGAGCAGCTCGCTGTCACTCTCGACCATTCCTTCAAAGACGATCTGCGAATCACACGACGGCATGACATCCTCGATGAACAGCCAGTAATGCTGCAGCTCCCCCTTGGCCTTGTACCCTTGCTGCCAGTCCGCCGTCGCATCTCGGTAAGCGCGCCCAACCAGCCCCTCGCGGTTCTTCCGTAACGCCGTGTTATAGATCGTCTGGCCCGAATAAGGTATGGAGTCCTCACCATAGAACCGGCACTCCCGCTCCGTGATGTATCGCATCCAGGGCTTGGCGTCGCCGGCCTTAAGCGCGCGCAACGCCGAGTGCTTGTCCCGAATGAGATCCAGCCAGTCCACCGTTGTGCAGCTCACCGCTTCAAAGTTCCACGACCGGTGCGAGAGCAGCGCTCCCTCATTCCGCGGCGCCGAGTACCGTCCCTTGAGCGCTCTCCGCTCCGCCGGCACGTTGTGAACCGGGAATCCGCAGGGCATCTGGTACCGGATGGTGGGGACGAGCTTGTTGTAGTTGAAGCGGCCGTTGCCCATATCGCAGCCGTCGGTGTCATACCGTAGCCCTCCGAGCTCCGGCTTTTCATTCTCCCACCGGGCCCGCATGACGTGATACTTTCCACACCCAGGGCAAACCGTCTCCCATTCCTCCATGGTCCCATCCTCGTATGCGAGAAACAGTTGCCCGCCCACCAGTCCCGCGTTGGAGATATCGAATGCCTTCGAATTCCACACCTGCGTCTGCCTGGCTCGCGCCTTAGCCAGGTGCCCCGGCTTCCAGGAATGGATCTCCTCGTTGATCTGGAGTGGCACCGTATCCGAATCGAGCTTCTTATCGTTGAACACGCCCTGGACGCGCAGTGTGGCGTTCGGATAGTGCGCCTCGAGGAGCAGCTCCTCAAACCGCGCTCCGGTCCGCCGGATGTCTTTGCACGAAGTGAGCACCGGCAGGATCCTGTCCTTCCACCGTTGCTTCGCCTTGATGTCGTCTTCCCAGTTGAACTGGATTAGCCCAACCAGGTAGGCGCACCAGAATGCCATCACCACTTCCCCGGCCGTGCTACCCCCGATCTGAACCGGCTTCACAAGCGTGCCGATGCGCGTCTCCGCGTCGGCCATGGCCCGGATCGGCTCGATAAGCTGCGGCGTCCGCTCCGGATCAAACGAGTGCCCGTCCACTTTGATGCCCTCCGCCGCCCAAGAGATGATATCCTCGGGCGGTGCCGGCGGGATGGCTCTCTGCAGAATGTTCACGCCGCCACCTCAAACTTTGCCTTCCCAACTTTGCGCAGCGTCTCCGTGAAATTGTGCAGCCGCTTGGAAATGTCCACCGCGGTCCCCCCGGCGAGAGAAGGAGGCAGCTCCCGCTCCGCGCGCTCCAGCTCCGCAAAGAAAAACGCGCAAGCCTCGCTTGCCTGCTGTTGCGCATCAAGGATAGGCATCAGCTTTTTCTCATCCGCCTTTCGTTTGATCGCCTCTCGCTTTGCCTTTTCGGTGGTAAGCCACTCAGCGGCCGACGCCATTCCCGCCGGCAGCTCGCTCTCCTGGCTCAGCATGCCGAACAGAAACGGAACCAGCACACCAGCATCCACTCGGCTGCCGGAAATAAACGCCGCACAGCCCTGCCGCTTCGCCGCTTTGATCAGCGCCTCGGGCGCCCCCAGGACCGCGGAGGCCTGCCCGATGGACTCAAACACTGGGAACCCCCGCCGCCCCCCCCCCACCGCAGCCCCCTGAGCTTCGATATGGGACTTCGCAGCCTTTTGAGCCACTTTGCTACGCCCCGCGCGTTTCCGCGCCCCCAGCCCGCCCTTGCGCACTTTGGCGCCCCTTTCTTGTGGATTATGTTTTTCCCCTCTCATGGTTTTCCCCGGCAATGGGCGCAAGCCT